GAGTCATAGCTTCATCAGTACCGTTCCAGTCAGGATAAAACCTATCAACAGTTTGATAATTACCTGAAGTCGATGACGTGCCTCTTTGTGCCACGATACATGACCCATTAACTATCAAGTTGGACGATCTATTAGTTATCTTTACCGTACACGTTCCATCACTTGAATTAACAGAGATCGCATCTGATGATGCCCCTGTCCCTCTTATCGCATTAACCTTAAGTGTAGACATAATTAGTTAAGAAGGTTTTGGATTGTCAGATTTTACTTTGGCTACTGCATCGACCCATGTAGTAGTTCCATTCTTTTTATCCCAGTACTGCATATCTAATTGATCTTGTATTGAGGGATATGCTTTTGCTCTATCTCTTTGATATTTAACAGCAGCATAAGCCGTATCAATTTCTGATCTAGCTGTATCAACCTTAGATTGAACTACATCTACTTTATTACCATCCTTATCTAAACCATAGGTTTTAAATGAGTCATCTATCGTGACTATTGAGGGATAAGCTTTTATAATTGCTGAATGATCCATTAACCCGCCACCTCCGTAAGAATTATCTTTGAAGTACCCCTGAAATTATAAGCAACATTACTGTCAACTTTAGTACGATTTATGCAATAAGATCTTCCTGTATCTCCTGAGTAATTCCTGACTTGAATTTTATAAGTCGTTGCAGAGGTTGTACTAGGAGAATCCAGATAAGAGTAACCTAAATTAAATAATTTGTTTTCACTTGAGGCGGAGCCTGGAATATTTAAGGTGAAAGAAACTCGCTCTCTATTACCATCTGCAACACCTATGTCTATTGCCGTACTTCCTCTTACTAATTGACCGAAACAATAAGAATCATCTGAACCGCTATAGGTAAGACTTAGCTCTATTAATACCTTGCTTGAAGTTGCAGAAGGTGTAATAGCTGCACTTAATCCTGAAACATCTTGAAAACTATCTGCGGTAGAAGTAAAAGTATCAGTTTTTACTGATTGAACAACTTGCAAAATACATCCAGGGGTCGCATTCGTAAGTACTGTTCCATCAGCATTACTAGGTAGATATAAAGTTCTATCAGAAGAAGGGTTATCTTGCGGAGCAGCGATGCTTACAGCGTTGCCGCTGCTATGAGGAAATTTTAAAGATGACATAATTAGCTACCCCCCTTTGGATATTTATCTTTTACAGGTTGAACAATATCTGTCTTCCATTTTGCCAACCCATTATGAAAAATATAATCTAATTGTTCACCATAAGAAGGATATTCGGCTGCTCTGTCTCTTTGATATTTTTTACTATCATAAGCTGTTTTTAATTCTGCTAGTTTTGCGTCTATTTCAGAATCAGTCGGCTTTGTATCTCCATTTGCTTTAACAAATTCTAATACGCCTCCTCTAAGAACAAATTCAGCTTTAGGACATAATGCTTTTATAGCAAAAAATTTTGTAGGTTCCATTATCCCGCGACCTCCAATAATTGCATAGAAGCTGGATTGCTATCAACTTGAAAATAGACGTGTCCATTATCTCCTGTTGATTCTGGTCTTCCTTGTGTTTTATATGTCACAGCACTTGTTGTACTAGGTGAATCTAAATAATTAATACTAATAATACCTCTAATATCCATTCCAGTGGCTCCTATGTTCCCTAGTATGTTCGGCCCCCAAGCCCATGCGTTTGCACAAGATAAAATAGCTGTACTATCTCTAACAAGTTGCCAAGCGGCTCTTGGTTTGACAGCACCACTAATATCGTCTTTCCATACATAGAAAGGTTGGTGTACTAAAATCAAAATCTTATTACTAGAAGAGCTAGGAGTTATAGAAGCTGACAAAGTACTATCTGTCATGCTTGCCGAGTTGACTAATGTTGAAGTTGTTGAAGCTTGAGTTACAACTTGAAGTATTGCTCCTGCTCCTCTCTTGGGTGCTGTCACTGCATTAGCAGCAATCATATCTGTATCTACTATTCCATCAGGTAAGCCGCCTACAGAGACTCCTGTGACGGTACCGTTTCCATTAATTGTAATTGCCATTAGATTACCGTCCAAGATTCACCAGCACCAACCGTTACGGTGATACCAGAATTTATAGTTATAGGTCCAAAGGAACCTGCGTTGTAATTGTTTTGTATAGTGTAGTCATGGGTAACTGTTTGTTGGTTTTCCCAGAAGACACCATTACTATTACTATTACCACCTGTTGCTCCAGCTGCAGCTAGTTCCCATGTCATCCCACCTGTATTACCAGATTGAGCTGTTAGGACGTAACCGTTAGTTGGTGCATTAGATATTTGTAGTCTAGCTTCATCAACAGAAGCATCAGCTATTTTAGCTTGTGTTACTGCATCATCAACCATAGAAGCTGTTACAACAGCATTTGAGGCTAGATGTTCTGCAGCTACTGCATCGTCAGCTATCTTTGTACCATCTATAGCATCAGCTGCAATCTTAGCAGTTGTAACTGCAAGGTTCTGCAGTTTAGCTGTAGCTACAGTATTATCACCTGGAGTAGTAATAGTTAAAGCAGATCCAAACTGTACAATAAATACACTGTCACCACTAGCTAGGTTAGATCCAAATATAATAGTATTAGCGTCAACAAGTGCGAATCCCTCACTAGGAGCAGATGTACCTGTATTAGCTTTCTGTACTACACCGTTAATACTAACAAGTAGTTGAGCTGCACTAGTTACACTAGCTGCTGAACCTGAGTTACTAGATTCTCTAAGGTCATATGTAGCAATACTACCATTTAAAGTAGGTGCTCCTGATCCTCCAGCTGGACAAAGGAATAGATATTTAAAATCTCCAGTAGATGTAACTTCTTTAAATGCTGAAGTAGCTGAGTCATAGACTTTCATCTTATCAGCATTTGTGTCGTATATTAGATCACCTTCATCATTATTAGATCCAGGTTCTCCAGCTACTACACGGTATCTAGCTGCAAAATCGTTTATATCATTACTTAAGCTAAGTAGATCAGCTTCTTTAAGTGTTGCTTTGTGGTAGTTATATATCTGACCAGAGCCAGTAGAACTAACCATAAATGCTACTCCATTATCAACAGTAGAACTGTTAAAGTTAGAAGCTATGTTATTAATAGTTACTGTTGAACCACCTACAGTTCTACCTGTAGTACTAGTACCAGATCCATTAACAACAAGACCACCAGCATCAGCTATAGAGATAACTACACCAGCTGCAGGTTGAGTATTAGGGAATGCTGCATCTGTTGCTATAACTTCTAATCCCCCTATTGGAGCAAGTTGAGCAGCAACATAATCGACAACAGCTCCACTAGTAGGGTATGCGGCATCAGTATCTGATATAGTAGTTTCAACAGACTTACCATCGACCACCGTATTAATTTCGGCAAGAGTCGCAGTAAGAGTAGTACCAGCTGCCAAAATACTTGCAGTACCTGTTTGCATACCAGCAAGCGTTGTGAGTTCAGCATCGGCTATCTCTGAGGTTGTAACGGAGTTAGCTGCTAAATGTTCAGCACCAATAGCATTGTCTGCTATCTTAGCTCCAGTTACAGCATCAGCTCCTAGTTTAGCTGTAGTTACAGCACCATCAACTAGTTCACTGGTACCTACAGAACTATCAGCCATCTTAGCTAATGTGACTGCATTATCTACTATAGAAGCAGTTACAACAGCACTAGAAGCTAGTTCATCAGGTCCAATAGCATCATCTGCTACTTTAGCTTGAGTAACTGAGTTAGAAGCTAGAGCTGTAGCATCTACGGACCCTGCTGCATAATGTTCAGAATCTATAGAATCTGCTACTAAATGTTCTGAATCAATAGAATCATCAGCAATCTTAGCACCAGTTATAGCATCTGCTGCTATCTTAGCTGTAGTAACCTGTAAGTTTGCTATATGAGCTGTATCAATAGACCCGTCTACATATTGTTCTGAGTCTATTGCATTATCTGCTATCTTTGCATTAGTAATTGCGTCTGCTGCTATCTTAGCTGTAGTAACTTGAGAATCAGCAATGTGTGAAGTATCTATACTACCATCTACTAATTCCGAAGAATCAACAGAGTTAGCAGCAAGCATTGTCGCAGTAACTGTACCAGTATCTCCAGTCGTTACCACCGTACCTGTTACGTTAGGTAAGGTGATTGTACGATCTGCAGTAGGGTCAGCTACTTTAAGAGTAGTCTCATATGCATCATCTGTAGCACCTTCAAATATAAGGTCTACGTCTTCTGCTAATGTGAGGTCTCCAGTCATAGTTCCTCCAGTATTCTGGAAGAATCTACCACCTACCTCTTGGGTCTTATATAAGTTCTGAGTAAAGTTATCATTCAGATCTTCAGATTTAATAGCTGAACCTGGATAGAAGGTAGCTGTTAAATTGTCAACATTCGTTTGTCTAAGTATTTTGATTTTAGCTCCACTTGCAGGAGCACTATTAAATTGTACCGTGGTAGCATTGGCGAATGACCATGCAGTAGTCACGGCTGCGTCAACCTGAACTTCTACGTCAGTTGACTTAAGATATGGAAATGTGAATGAGTAATTGGTGGTGGAGCCATTACCTGTATACGATTGTTCTGTAACAGCCATAATGTTTGTTTATCTGTTTCCTCCAAAGTTTAGGAGTTGTTGTGTTTCTAAGTCTCGTTTTTGTATCTGTGCAGCACCTTTTACATTACCTTTCTTCATACTATCATTTATAAGTATTTGTTTATTTATAGTCTCAACCATTTCTGGATGCTCTTGGAGTAACTTAAATTCTGCTTTTTTCTGAGCATCTCTTACGATAGCATTAATCTCTACATAAACTGGAAGTAGTTGTTTTTTAAGTTTTAAACTATCATTCTTTAAATCTGCATTTGTAGTTCTGTGTGCTCTTAGTTCAGCAATAGAATTGTTAAATTTAGGATTCTTCATTATTCTCTCTATTTGTTTAGAGAGATTCATTTCACCTATATACTTATAAATCTGTTCTCTTTCAGTAGGTGTGTATTCATAAGATCCAGTTGAATCTTTTGTTAATCTACTTAATCCATCATACTGAATTTCTTGTAACCATACTCTCCATGGTTCTCTAGTACCACTTATCTTAAGTGGGTTTATAGAATTTAATATTCTTAGGAATGGGTTATCAATATCATTAACAGGCTGACCTGTCCAAATATCTATTTGATCTGGTAAGGTATTCTTGAATCCAGGTAGTCTATTCTTTATGTAATCCTTGACTTCCCCATCAATATCTTTCTGAGCACTATCTATAGCATTAGCTAAGACACCAGCTCCTCCAGATAGAGGTAAGAATGATCTTGAAGTATTAGCAATTAGTCTATTCCAACCACTCATATCACCGTTAGTAGCAGCGATTAGTGGTTCAAAACCTTGCAGTGGAGTTTCGTTAAGGAAACTGGAAGCTAATGTCCAAGCTAGTTTACCTTCCCAATTAGCCATTGCTGGTTCATTTAAGTCTTTAGAGTAATATGCTATATCTCCCATGATACTTAATACCTGTTCAATACCCCATATACCTTTATAACTAACCCACTTACCACCTATATTAATGGTCTTAGGTTCATAACCAAATTGGTCACGTTCTTTCTTTCTACGTGAAGCATTGTAGTTCCCATTACCTCTGATATTACCTCCCATAGCATATTGATGTAAGGTACCTACCATAAGAGTACTGAAAGCTAATCTTCCTGTATACTCAGCTCTAAGGTTTTCAAAGATAACTTGAGCATTAGGTGTAGTAGCCATGTCTATACCATGCTCTGCTAAAGCTTGTGCTATATCATCTTGAGTTCTAGCATAGATAGTTTTACTATACTTATTGAATCCAGGTATTAGACTTAATGGAGTCCAAGACGCAGATGCTTTAATGTAGTTACTAGATGTTCTAGGGAACATAGCTAAGAACTTAGTTACAGGATAAGCGTTTGTACCTTTATTAATCCAGTTAGCTAAACCATCATCTAAGTTAAGTTGAATTTCTCCAGCTACTGATCTTAAGACATCATCTTTAATTAGACCATTAGCGTCAAAAAAGTTCTTATAGTGTTTAGCTTCTGCTGCATGGATCTTAGTCCAATCAGCAAATCCAAATTCACTAAATACATCATCGTAAGCTCTAACTCTTGAGAGATAATGAGCTAACATAGTAGAAGTATAAGCATCAGGGAATACTAGACCAGTCATGCCATAACGCATAGCTGGATGTCTTCCTAGATCCTTCAGTAAATTAGCTAAATCATATTGCATGATTTTACCATAGTTACCTTCTACTTCCCAACCTTTCCTCATTTCCTCCATAATATCCCACTTCTTATCAGCTTGGAAAGTAAAGTCCTTACGATAAGCTTTGATCATCATGTCTGGATCTTTATGAGCTTTCTTCATCATCTCAAATCCATCACTCAAAGCTCTACGATTAGTTTCGTAGATAGATCCATAATGATAGACAGTTCTTTTCAAACCTTCAAAGTCGTCAGCTACACCCCATATACCATGACCTAATACAGCTGTAATAGGTTTCATGACTAGAGCATATGTGTTACCAACTCCAGCTCTGAATGCTGATAGGCCACTTAAGACGTTGTTCATGACAACACTCCAAGCACCTTTAGCGAATAGATTCAGTTCTTTAGGATCTGGACTCTTAATCATACCCATAGGTGTGACTTGAGAAGCAGCCCATTTATTTAACTTAGCTAAAGTATCTACATCTCCGTTAGTATGAGCATAAGCATCAACTAAAGGACGTAAGAAATGAGGTTTTAGTTTCTTTGTTTCTTTTAGAGTCTCAGTAAATCTTAAGTTTCTAGCATGGATAGCATTTTCTGCATCAGTGAACTCTTTAGTCAACTGTTCTATAACAGTATCTAATTCTTTAGGAGGAACTTGGTCAAACCAGTTCTTGTTTCTTAAACTCCAACCAGATAGATATTTGTTAAGAGCATACTCATCTAATAGGTATTGCATCTTATCAATAATAAGATCCATTACTCTATTTTCATCTACATAATCTCCACCTTGTCTGACAGCATCTGCTAGTGTGGAGGATTCTCTCCCCAAGGTGTCCATAACCCTCGCAGATGCCTCTGAAACCTCTCTTCCGAGGAATCTATCAGTCAAGTCTCTTAGAGCGAATGCAGCGGCTCTCGCTTGCTCTTCGTTCATAACATCAACTTTAAACCTTCCCATCAAGAAGTTCTTGACATCTCTGTTCTCATAGAATAATGCTCTAACATCATCCATGTTTTCAGCAGCAATGATACTTGTGTATATATCCCAAGCAGCAGCATTCATCTGTTTAGAGCTGTACCTAATACCATCTACGACAGCATTAAATCGCCCAGCATCTCTAGTCTCTTCAGCAACACCCATAACAGCACTACGAGAAGTATTGCCTACCATAAGTCCTTTCTCTCTCATAGCTTCCGTCATGATAGGAGCTGGATCACCTTGAGATGTACCATTCTTAATAGCAGTAGTATCTGCCATATTCCTAGCTACATTAGCTGGAGGTACACTTTGTCTTACTTCTGAAGCTGGATCTAATAAACCAGGAGATATATCACCATCTAATTCTAGTTCTAATTGATCTGGATTAGATAACTTACGTCTAGCTGCAGCATCCTGTTCAGCTTGGAACTTAATCTCTTGTCTCTGTAGTCTAGCTTCTAAACCTCTATCCATACCCAGTTTATTTTCAAGATTCATGATCTCGTCCATAATCTGACGTTCTGTTTGTCTGTTGAGTTTACCAGAACTAACTAAAGTATTAAGTCTTTGTAGTTCAATAAGATCATCAGCATCAGATTCTTTGAATAGTTCTAGTTGTTTATAAGCTGCAGCCTTCTCATCTAATGGTTCGATGAAATCTACTGCAGTTTTCATACCATTTCTACCATCTACAAAGGCACCTATTACTGTACCTATTGTACTTAATGCGGTACTTTCATAGAAGTTCTTCTGCTTTCTAACAGCTGGACTATCAGATTCTAAAGTCACAAGTCCACTAGGTAGTGGTACTCTTCCTTTAGGTCCAAATACTCCAGGTAACATATCAGCTACAAATTTAGATGCGTTATGATCCTCACTTGTATCACTCAGTATAGCAACAGTTCCATCAGCTAATCCAAAAGCACCTAATCTAGTTAGATGCTTCATTAACCATGGATACTGATTTACTCCTCTAGCTGCTAATAATTGGTTTGTTGCACTTCCAGTATGTATAGCTGGTAAGACAACAGAAAGAACTTTCCTCATGTTTTGATATAGAGGATTATCTAACTTAGTTTTCTCATCCCATCTATCATCTAACTTATTATACCCTGGAACTATTGTTCCTAAAGCATCATTAGTAAAGTCAGCATAAGCTAATCCTGGTACTGATAAAGCTTGGAAGTTCTGATCTAATTGATCAGTCATTCCTTTTAAACCAGGAGAATGTCCATAAATAGTTTTAGCATTATCTTGTCTAGCTTCTTCGTATTCTGCTAGACCCATACCATGATATTTCTGGTACCAAGCTTCTTTTAGTTTATTTCTTTCATCTTTGAATTCAGGTCTATTATAAGGAAAGATACCAAATTTTCTATCTCTACCGAGATGATACCATTCCTTATACTCCTTCATCATGGTTTCTTCATTATTACCTTGAGCAAGATCAACAGTACTATTACCTATTTCACTACGGAATGGAGCAGCAAATGAACCTTGTACAACTTCTGGTGTAACAACTTGAGTTTCTTCAGATGGTTGATTATCATACTGATCTAACAAAGACCAATCTTCTTCTTTAGTGTTTAATTCCTCTTCCATTATCCTCCTTTAGGTAATCTGTATGGTAATTCTACTTTATTCTTTATTTTCTTTAAATCTTGTTTCAGACGTTCTTGATATATTATACTCATTAAACCTGAACTTTTTATCAATTCAAAAGGAGTAACCCCTAGTGGCATATCTAAACCACCATTTCTTAAATAACCTGCAGAATCACTATAAACAAATCCATTTTCAGTATGCTCTATTTGTACACCAGTGATTTCTGAGAAGATCTGTTCCGTGGTTTTACCTTCTTTTAGTGATGCACGGACTTGTCTTCTCATAGGTCTTTCTCCTGTGTTAGCAAACGCTGCATTGAAATAATTAGTACCATTTTCATTTTGAGGAAGGATATTATTATTTGGTTTATTGTATGTATCGTTGTTCAGAAGAGTAGCTTCAGAACTACCTGATAATAGTTTAGGTGTATCTTTCAAGAAAGTCCATTTATCCTTTTTAGCTTCAATAACAGCATTAACAATCTGTGTAACTGAATACTTACTGTTTGCAGCTGCTACTAATATTGCTTGAGGTACATCAATATCAATGTTCTCGTAATCATCTAATTGACTCAATCGCTTTAGTTGATCTGATAATCTTTTAGCTTGTACTGTATTGATAAATCTAGGATGTTTAATTATATCATTTATACTATCATAATTAGATACTAAAGATGGATCACCTGTAGATATTGAGTCAATAGTATCTTTAGTTAAAGTATCCCAATTACCTTCATTAGCTTCTTCTTCAGTTATAGTTCTTTTACTATAATCAGCCATAACTGTTGTATCGTGATCTTCAAAGGCAGTGTATATCCATTTATTTTTGAATGTTCCGTCACCCCTTGTTCTCGCTAATGGTCCTTTACCAGGAGTACCATCAGCAGCTTCAGCTCCTTCATCAAAGACTCTTTTCAGTTCTGTGTTTGCAGCTGCTATAGAATCTCCTACTGATTGCTTTCCACCTACTCTTGCTTTTTTATAAGCAGCGAGCCATATACTATCTGCTACAAGTGTAGCTTTTTCTGCTGATCTAGATAGTTTTCCTGAAGCTCCAGTTAAAGGATTAGTAGCTTCTATTTCAGTAAATAGAACTTTATTACCTTTAGACACTCCAAAGATACCAGATTGTCCTGTACCTTCTATCTCTCCATAAGCATTTAATTCATCAAGAAGTTTTATTTCTTCTTGTATGTTTGTTTTTTGATCACTACCTTCAATACCACGTAGAAGCCTCATAGCTTCTTTTGTATCACCATCAATTAAAGCTCTTTTAATGTCTACATAAACTTCTGCTATGTTATGATTAGTAGGATCAAAATCAATAAGGAATAAAGCTTGGTTTCTAGTCTCAGCAGTGTGAGATGAATCTTCCATTATCTCATTAATCCATTCTAATCTTTGCTCATTCCAAGGTTTAGTTCCTTTCTCTTGACCTTTTTTAGCTTCGTATGCTTTTACTTTTTCTTTAAAGGTATTTAGTGCTGTGAGACCTTTTTGTTTTTGTACATTTTGAAGGTTACTATGCTGTTTAGCTTTTGCTTCATCAAAATCATTTAAGATTGATTCTGCTCTAACAGGATGTTTCTTATCGAATGGTACTATTTTTTCTCCTTTACCAGTATCAGGTATATCTATAGCTAATATATACTGAACATCTTCTCTACTTAAAGTTTTAATGTTATGATCAATGTATCCTCTTTTAGCTTTATCTAAAGAATCAGCTACAGTCATAGGATGATCATAAGGGTTTGTTATAGTATTTCCAGATTTATGATAACCATTTTTATACTGTTGAGCTAATGCATGGATACCTGATTTAAACTGAGCAGCGTCACTAGGTCTATCGTTTAGAGATAATTTATTTCTAATTTCCAAAGAAGATAGAGTAGAAATTTGCTTTTCTATTCTTTCATCAGTTAATTTATATTGATGAGAATCCCAAAACTTTTTCTTATCTTCTCTACCCATAGCAGAAGCCATGTCAAGTATTTCTCTACCACCTTCAGATTTAGGACTCATTCCTAATCTTTCTAATAATAGACGAGCACTTAACTCTTGTACTTCAAGAGCATTATCATACCCATACTTAACATCACCTCTAGCTTCCCATGCAGCTATAGCATCAGATCTAACTAAACTTTTATTCTCTTTATACCATTGAGCTACTCTCTTTGCAGCCCAATGTGTACTAATTTTAAATGTCTTATCGTGTAATACATTAGCTTGATCTGGATCTAACTCATAGGTATCTTGTTTAACATGTTCCCCTAATTGGAAATTAGCTAGTGTAGCTTGATCAGTAATCTTATTTAATACACCAGACTTTCTTACTTTATCTAGTTCAGCTTCACCTCTTAGCCTATCCTGACCTGCATATACACCTTGAGCTAATTTACTTAAATTCTTTGCAAACTTAGGTGCAAAATCTTTCCAGTAATCAGCCTTCTCTTTCAAAGCTTTAGCTTCGCCTTCCATTCTAGCGACATCAGTTTCAGCAAACTTTTGGAATGCTTCGTATTTACGTGTTCTAGCTTTGTTTTCTAGTTCTTGCTTTTCACGTAGTACGCCTTCTTCAAAGCGATGCTTATTTGATAAACCAGAGATAAACTGATTGTCTATTTCTTTTTGTCTAAGAGCAGCTAATCTCAAAGAATCTATTTGAATCTTTTGCTGCTCTTGTATTCTACTTTCAGAGGCTCGTAAGCCTTCGCCTAGACGTTTGAACCCTCTTCGTTCACCGCCAGGCTTGTATCTGCTTTTTGCCATTGTTTAATTAACCGTATACTTTAAGGCATAGAAGTATCCCAATAATTAGGATTAGAGCTATTCTAAACTGTTTCACCGCCACCACCACCTAAACCTGTACCTCCCGTGCTTGCCGTACCATACGACATCATAGCACCACCTATAGAACCAGCTACATTAGATATAGTCTGACCCCATACCATATCAGCTGCTGTTCCTGGGCTTGCCATGAAACCTCTAACTGGTTGTGGTCCAAAGTCTGATTCAACTAATACTCTAGGCAGTGTATATTCTGCTACAGGTATAGGACGTTGTTTGAGTGGTTCTGGTAATACACCAGGATCTAACATCTTACTTGCAAACGCTGTTAAATCAGCGGATGATTTGTCTCTTATAATTTCTTGTAAAGCTGAATAAGCATTCCGTTCGTTACTATCTAAAGATGCATTCAACATTTCCATTTGCCTACCGTAGTCTGCCATGGTTGCTTGCATACCTTTAACAGCACTTCGACCAGAAGCTGATCTAGCTCTTAATGCACCTTCAGCTTGAAGCATTTCAAGATAAGTTTCATTACGATCAAATCTTGCTTCAGTTTTTGATTCTTCTAATTTAACTATCTCACTATCCATAGCAGATTTAGCTGCCATATTGTTGAGAGTTACTTGGTCTTGGAATATATCATCTGATCTCTTGAATGCCATCTCATTAGATGTTTGTTGTGCATTCCTTATTTTTAATGCATAGTCATATTGATCTTGAGCTGCTGCATCTTTATATGCTCGTACCTTTCCTTCGTTACGAGCCTCTACCATAATACGATCTACAGCTTCTTGCCGTTGAGCTTGAAGCTGTTTCTTCTTCATGTCCCATGCATCTAGATCATATTGCCATCTAGCATGGGTTGCGTGTGCCTGTTGTTCTGCTTGGTCGGCAGCTGCAGAAGCTGCTTTACTACCTCCTATTACATTACCAGCAACTGATACAGCTGCTCCTACAGCAAATGGTACCCATGCTGCCATTAGAATTTCCTCCTATAGAATCTTGGTGAGTAATGACCTTCCCACATCATAGAGTTTAAAGACACTGGAAATGGTGAGTCATTAAATATTCTAAGTTGGAAGTTATCTGTTCTTTGATGTATTGGTATAGAGAATATATTGCTGCTAGATAGAGCTACATCATTAGCTAGATATGTATCAGCTATAGTTGTTGATTCTATGTTATACCATTCATCTAGATATATTACAATCTCAGCACCGTTAATTGGAGCTGTATTGAATGTTATTTGTGTATCTCCTGATACCGTGAATGCTGTTACTTCAGCACCGTCTACTTTAACTTTTATCTGATCGCTATCTGTATAAGATATATCATCTTCTATCCATGAAAATACAGTAGTACTACCGTCACCAGTGTAGGTTTTAGAACCTTGTCTAACACCTGTAGACTTGAGTTTAAACCCTAGACCACCTGATAGACCAACAGCAAACTTCATTCTATTGATAGTTAAGTTAGCAGTATAGTCAGTTATCTTCTGCTCGTCATCTGATCTAAAGTATGTCTTAGGTAAGATTACATCTAGATCATATCTCCAACCTACAATTACATCACTAGCTACACTAGTTAAGTTCTTCTTAGGTACTTTAAAGTATGTACCATTACCATCTGTAGCTACTGTTGGGTTAGTAGAGAATCCAGATTCAACTAGTGCTCCAGATGCAGCTGTACCTTTAATAACTAATACAGGTTTTAAACCAGTTACATTATTCCAAGGTATATAGCATTTAGAGAATTCATTAGTAGAATCCCATACTACTGAAGTTGCTGTAGCATATAGATCCATACATGGGTTAATTGAAGTACCATCATTATTAACTATAATAGCGTCTGATGGACTCTGACTCATACTAGCTTGAGATAAAGTAAACTGACTACCTTGTTTAGTAACAGTGTATAATTCATCTGAATCACTAGCTATAGCTTGTACAGTACCACATGTTTTCCAGTTAAACCAAGACTCAACTAATAATTCTTTACCATCATGGTATGTTCTAAAGAAATAGATATACCTAGATGATTGACTAGACATAGCTAAGAATTGGTTCTGTGGACTAGCTATTAAAGTATCTATTGTAGCTGGTACCCACTCATTAACTACTCTACCTATGTCTAATACAGTTGGTGATTCATCTTGTCCTTTAGTTAACATGTAGAATGTTCTAGTATAACTTGGTGTCTTAGCTATAAAGTGTATGTTTGTACCTATATCAACTGGGTCTACATCTGTAGACATTTCATAGTTAGAAATAGTTCTTACGTTAGCTGTGCTAGGTGTAAGCACACCATCAGCAGCTGACAGTAGGAACTGTTGATTCTTACTGAATAGGATTAAACCCTGAACAGTAGGTAATACAGCATGTAAAGCTGCAGGTCTAATAGTAGAACAACTTACATCTACTGGATCAGCATCAGTTACTATCTGTGCTGATGTATGATAAAAGTTATAGAAGTCTTGAGATTGACTCATAGACACATTATCTTGAGATAAGAATCCTAACCTATTGTTATAAAAGAAAGATTGTTCTATCTTAGATCCTACAAAACTAGGATGTGAATTAGTTTTATCATCTCCTACTATACGATCAATCCATGTAGCTTGTCTAAATGTAAAGTTATTGAGGGATGTATTGACTAACTCATGAGGCATTGTGGCTGAATCTAATCCTGCAGATACAGTAGGGTCTCTTGTTTCACCCCAGTAACCTGGACCAGATGTACCATTATCAGCTTCAAACTTAGCAAAGTATGTATCATTAGTAGATGATGTATTCTGTACTTTAACTGTATGACCATCAAAAGATTCTAATGGTAATTGAGATACATTATCTACTTGATCTTGAAAGACTCTCATAGATGAACCAGAATCACCACCACTAGCTTCAATAGTTATAGTAGAGTTACTGTCTGTTAAATGTAGAGATTCAAGATATTGTGTTGTTGTTAAACCAGATACACCTAAGTTATCTATAGCAGTTTTAAACGCAGCTAATATACTAACGTAACTTGATCCTGTATTAGATGTATGAGTTATAGTAGTACCATTAAGTATAACTTTATACTCATTACTTAAAGGACTACCACTTAATACTATAGTAGCTTTTCTGTTAGCATTGAATGTAGGAGCAGCTTGAGCAGCTACAGTATGTAAATTATTAGTTATAATAGATGTATCCTGTACAGTTAGTACCTCATAATTAACTCTTGCTCCTGTTAAATAATTAACTGCATTAGTAGATGTAGATGTATCCATATTAACAGTACATGCAGTACCATCAATATTCCATATATCTATATCACCGAAACCACTATTAGGTTTAGGTTTAATACATCCTATATACTTCTCATCTGCAGTTCTAGCTATGTAGAACCATTTAGCATTATCATATGTGGTACCAGTACCTAAGTTAGCAATCCATTTTAAGCCTGGTCTTTTAGTTAAACCAAAGGTAGGGTCAGGATACCCATTTAGGCACTCTGTAACCTGCCCTGGAAGCTTCTTATCATCTGATTGTCTAGATACCCCACCTAGATAATTATCTATTCGTTGGGTTATTGCTGGCATTATCTTCTAAGTGCATGAAATGGTTGATAAGCTGGGTAGTAATTTGTCTGTTCATTTGGATGACCAAATATAGTGAACTGACCTTGTTGTGTTTCGTACTCTAAAGCAGTCGCTCTAGCAAATGCTTCTTGTTGTTGTAGCATTTCATATTGATCTGCATCTCCTATTATTCTTTGAGATGTAATAGATGCAGCTCTAGCTACTATAAATTGTTGTATTGGTTCTGGTATATCTACCCAATCAAATTCCCATACGACATCACACTCTACTTTATCATGGTTAGGCCATGTGTATCTGTGGTTAAACCTATCGTATAGTTTTCCTTGTCTTCTTATACCATCATAATCCATGTTAGAAGTATTCTTAGTCAACTTCAATTGGAGTACATTATTAGGTATAGGAATCTCATCATTAACATCAGGTATAAAATCGTAATGGTTCTCTCTATTGAAAGTCCATCCTTCAGATTGTACTTCCCTTGTTATTTGTAACAACGTATCGTATGCAATCGCAACGTCAGGGTTGGTAGTGTCCAACGTAGTTACAGGTGCCTGACCACATGACGACAGGATTTGATTTATAGCGGGTAATTCTTGAGCAGCGTTAGTGGTTGGAAAAGGCATAATATTAATATAAGAAAAAAGGAGGACTCCTAAGAATCCTCCATATAAACATGTGCTTAGAATGCAGCGTTGCCAGAAGATCCGACAGCAGCACCAGCAACAAGTTCCACAGCAGCAGCTGGGTTTAGATAGTCGGCTCCCATTGCGAGTCTACCGAGTATCACGTCACCTTGGTAAACCACGGAAACGTCACCAGATGTTACTTGAACTTGTGGTCCGATTGCTTCAACTACACCAGCAGCTTCTTTCTGGAAGATAAGTCCACAAGAGTTAGCGAATTCTGTCTCTTCACCATACTCGTTGTTGATTCCAGTTACGTCAGCAGCAGCGTCTTCGACAGCTTCACCAACGAATGAACCTACGTTACCAGGAGATGTTACTCCAGGGTTTGTAGCAGATGCAGAACCGTACTTAGTACCATATGTTGAGAAGAAAGGTATGTTCATAGACTTGTAGATCTTGATACCAGCAATCTCAATGATTCCGTTACCAGACTGCAAGGCTGTACCTTGTGCATCTCTGTTTACAAGACCGTTAGATCCTACAGCTTGGATAAGCTCATAGTACTGTCTTGGGTTAAGTACACCTACACGACCTTCAGAGCTAACGCCCTTCTCGTCTAGTGCAGCTGCAGCATCGTAGAATGCATTGATTAGTGAAGCAGCAACATAAGCATCGGATGCTTGGTTGTTGGTACCTACACGAATCTGTGTTCCACCTGGCTCTACGAAACCAGACTTAGTGATAGGTGATGCAGCTCTAGCTCCACGAGCAATAGAACGGAAGATCAATCTATCATACTTTTGAGCAAGAGCGTATCCAATCTTCTTAGATATTTCTCCCCTCAATTCATAATGAGCCAATGTTTCGTCTAGCTCGTATACGAATGCTGAACTAATAAGTAGGTCATCTACTGTAATAGTCTTCTCAGCTACAGGAGGTGAACCATCACTGTTACCGAGTATGGACTGGCCTGGTACATGGTACTCGGCTTTTGTGTGTCCTGTGTAGATGAACTGTAAACTCTTACCATTTTTAAGAGTTCTCTTCATCACAAGATCCCTAGCTATTGCATTGTGCTGGAATCCTTTAAACATCTCACCTGAAAACAGCTTGAGATATAGTGCTCTTGCGTCACCCGTTGCGTTTGATTGACCTTGACGGGTTAACGAGGCATTACTATGGGTTGCCTGTTGGGCCATTGTTAAATGTTAAATGATATGTACTTTCTTCAGCTGAAATTTTTTTGATCAGTTTTGTTGTGGTCTATCCCACCGTCTAGACGGCATGAGGGTATCCCCGTGGGGGCCAGATGCCAATTAGTTAGAGGTCCGACATTGAGGTGTCTCTAACCTATGATAATTTAAGTGTGCTGTTTCTACAGCAATAAAAAAGGCTAGTAATCCGAAGACCACTAGCCATAATTCATTGATTTTCAAAGCGTTGAAAGAGCCTCCTCTAGGGAGATGTCCTCATCGAACTTTTCTTCTTTCTTTACTTCCTCTTTCACTTCTGGTTCAGGAGAAATCCTTGTTACAAAAGCAGGGGAATGTGTAGCTTGTTGTGCCATTAGCAATAAGTTTTCTTGGTGTATGATACGCCACGATACTTGAGTTTAGTTAGTCTCTTAAAAGCTTCTTGCTCTTTGATGCGAGCTTGGAGTTCTAGTGCTGACATAGTTAATACCTCTAGTACCTAAGCCCCGTTCCATGCTCAGGTTTCATGCGTCCTATAACAGGATGAACGGACGTGACGTTTATTTCTTAGGGGGTCTCCCTTTCTTGGTACCGTATGTACCTTTTCCTTTAGGCATTTTGAATCACCTCCGATGATGTTGATGCGAGATCAAGTGGAAAATTATGAGCGTTTCTTTCATGCATTACTTCCATACCTAGATTAGCACGGTTTAATACATCTGCCCAAGTAGGGACAACCCTACCTCCTGTGGCTAACACGGACTGGTTGAAGTTGAATCCATTGAGATTAAAAGCCATAGTGGAGATTCCCATACTGGTAAGCCATATGCAAACGACGGGCCAAGTAGCAAGGAAGAA